AGATTAGCAGGATCCATAGGTTCTGGCTGTTTTGGGGGTGGTTTAAGTAACGTTTCGATTTGTTTTGTACCTAACGCTTCATAAACACGTCTATATGCTTCGTGAATGTTATGAATTTGTGGATTTGACATAGCCGTTTGCAATTGTTGCTGTGCTAACATCACTCTTTGCGCCATTGACATGATATTTGGATCTGCAACAGGTAAAATATCTACTCGTTTATCGAAATCTAGCTGTTTAATCAATCTGGGACCACCATAAACATCGTAAGGGTACTCTGGAGGTAGTGAATCAGACATAATTCTTGCTAAAATTTTAAATTCTAATCTCATAGCGTAGTAACATCGCTTATGAACACCACTCATTACCCGTGAACCTCTCTCCATTAAGGCCATTGTAGTGCCAACAGCTCTATTTTGTAGATCATTACCCACATTTGAATCTGTAATAGCAGCAAATTTTTGTCCTGCTCCAACAACAAAACCTAGTAAATTAAATAATGTTGTGCTTGGCTCTGTAAAAGGTAAATTAAAGAACTGATCTCTGATATTTCCACCAGGTGCATCAACATCTCTAAACTCTCCGGGTTGAATTGGTTGGTCATCATCTCTTACTCTAATGCCTCTAGACTTAAATCCTGCTGGTAAATTTTTTAAAGTACCTGCATCTATTAATTGTCTTAAAGATTGTGTGGCCGCTCTACTTAAACCACCAATCATATGAGTCAAACCAAAACCGTAAAACCCTAAACCTGGTAAAAATTTGAAATGTACAAAATATTCTATTCTTTTGTAAGTTGGATCATCAGGTCTATAGTTTCTATAAATTGATAAAACTTCACCGCTACCTTCATCTATAGTTACTACATAAGGAATTTTTATTTTCTTTGCTCGTGAATCAAATTTTTCATAATCATCTAAATGCAGATCCACATGCATTTCTAAAATTGTATGTAAATAATCTTCCCCCGTATTTTTTACACCTTCTAATTCATTTATTTTTTTCTGTACGTTGTCCGGTTCATCCTCTCCAGCTTTCGGTAATTCTATATCTCTGTAAAATCCACCAGCCATAAGTTTGACTATTTCGTTTTCCGTTAGCCGTTGTACGTGAGTAATTCTATCTGTATCTTTTAAGTCTGCTGAATAATAAGGAACCACTAAATCTTCAGCTGGTATAAATTTTGAAACGGGTCTTTTTAATATTTCATCGTAATATATTTTTTTAAAGCTACTACCGGACAAAGGTAAATGAAACAACATACTATCCATATCAGTAGTATATTCTTCCATCTCTTCCATAAGCATATAGTTCATGTAATCTTTTACACGTTCAGATTGTTCTTCAATTTGTGGTGTTTGTAGTCCTACAACTTGGGTCCTTACCGGACCATCTGAGGGCACTAATTCTTTGTAAGCTTGTGCTTGAAACTGTGTCACTGATTCAGCTAACAGTGGATGTGTAACGTTAGAGGCACCTTTAAAAGGTCTTGAGACTTCTACATACTTTGTTCCTAAAAGATCTAGGCCTTTAATATATGCTTCTTCCCATTCTTTTCTTGAGGCTTTGTCTTTTTTATATTCTGATACTAAGTCGTTACCCATTCTGGATAAAGTTCTTTCATCCATAGAATCTGCAAGATTAGCATTAAAATCATCCTGTGGTCTTAATTCAGGTTCTTCTTCACCTTCAACTAAAACTTCATCAACTACTTCGTTTAAGATTGGAGTGCCTTGGGTTTCTTCTACCTGTTCTTCTTCGGAATTGTCTTTATTATCTTTTTCAACAGCCATAAATTTAACCTAGCCTTTTAGTGGCTTTGAATCAACTAAAAGTTTTTTTTACCTTTTTTATTTTTTTCCATAAGTTTTTTCATGCCTGGAAATTTTTTAGCTTTACCCACACCAATTGCAATTATGATACCTGGTTTTTTTACAGATGGTTTACCACCTTTTTTAAGACCTTGGGCTTTTAATTTTTTTGTAGCTGCTTTTAAACCACCCCCCATTTTATAAGCCATGGGTCTTTGCATCATGCCGCCACCCATTTTTCTACCTTGAACTCTTTTAAGCATTGCCATTGGAGATAAAAACTCTAAGGGTTTAGCACCTTTATCTTTTGCTTTTTTCATTAGCATCATCATACCGCCACCCATTTTACCCGTTACTTTTTTAGCGCCTAACTTTCCTATACCTGTAGGAGTTAGTTTAGATGTTTGAGCAAACTTTTTTAAATTTTTGTTTAAAGGTTTCATCGGTCTTCTTTTTGGAGCTTCTAATTTTTTTCTTGGTTTGAAAAATCTTTTAAATTTATCACTTGAAGTAGCTAGCTTACTTTTAATCTCACCCATTCTACCTGTATCAGCTCCTCCACCTTTACTATATTTCATCATGCCACCTTTTTTAACTGGGATACCTTTTTTCTTTTCTATAATTTTTTTTCTATCTTTCATAAAATCATCCATTCTTTGTTTTCTTTTTTGCTTTTGATCAATCACATCTCTTAACTTATTATATGCTCCAAATTCAGATTTTTTTTTCTTTTGTTCAGTCATACGACCTCTTTTTGCATTCATAACTTTTCCCGGTTTCATCATTTCATCCTGAAGACCCATACCTTTTCTTCTAGCAGCACCAAATCCTTTTATCGCTCCTCCAAATTTTTTTCCACTCATAGATTTTTCTATGGCCATTCCTCTTTTCTTTTCGTAACCGGAAAGTTTTCCGTCTTTATTTAAATCTGCTTTACCTGGGTTTTTGAGCATCGCTCCTCCTCTTCTTTTTTTTAACATATTTTTTGCTAATTCTCTATCAGCTTTACTAAATCTTCCACCAGGTTCTCTTTTTTCCATAATCTGTTTTATAGCTTTTTTAAAAGGAGATCCCTCAGCACCTCCTTTTCTTCTCATTGGTTGAACTTTTGGTTTTGGTCGAAATGGTTCTCTTTTGAAATTATTATCGCTAGGACCTGGTCCTATTTCAAATTTTTTACTTAAACTTTCTTTGCCTTCTTTTTTAGTATCACCCATCATCTTAGGTGTTTTTGGATTAGGGTTTCTAGAATTATCTTTCTTACCTTTCTTTCTGAATTTTTTTAAATTTAATAAAACTTGTGGCGTAAATACTGTCATAGTTTTTCCTAATAATATTTATATTCTTTTTCTAATTTTAAAGGAGAGTCATCCCAATCGTCAGAATACGTTGTTACAAATCCACCTTGCCGATATCTTAGCACAGCTTGGGTCATGCTGTCTACATAGTCATCGTATTGGCCATTAGGAAATGCTGCGCATTCTTCAACAACGTCTTGAGCAAATTTTTCGTCCAACGGTGCATATACCATACCTGATTCAAATATCGGAGCACAACTATTTATTCTTGTATATTTATCTCTACCTTTTGCGGGTACATAATCTATTACTGGTATTCCAGCTCTTCTTAATTCATGTATTAATGGTTGACCTGATGCTTTTGCTTCAACAATTACTGTTTCAGGTTCCCAGTAATTATATTGTTCTAAGGCCATGTTTTTTAGATCTGGAAAATCATATCTACCTTTTATGGCATCTAATAATATTATAGCTTGTTCATAACCTTGCACTGGTTCAAATATTCCCCATGTGGTTATGGCAGAGTAATCTGCAGTTTCTTTTGCACTAAACGCAGTATCATAACTTTGTATGACATGTAGTAATTTTGGTAGATGTTCTGCATCATAATCTTGCCACCATTCTCTTTTGATTATTGCACCTTCCTCTGAAGTTGGGTCCTGCATATATTGTGCATTCCAGTTCTTTGTTGACACTGATGCTTTGACTGCTTCTAAATCTTCTAACTTCCAATACTCTGGCCATACTGGTTCTCCATTTGGCATGATAGCTGGAAACTCAATTACTTTCCATTTATCTGCTTTTGGTTCTGATTGAGCCTTTACTAATCTTCCAGTCAAATCATCTGATGCCCAGCGAGTCATAACTACAATTATCTTTCCACCTGGTTGTAAACGTTGTCTTGGTCCAGAACTATACCACTCGAATGCGCGATCCATTGCTTTGTCTGACATTGAATCTTGTTCAGTATGTGGATCATCGATAATAAGTAAGTCCGCCCCTCGTCCTGTGATAGAACCGCCAACACCCGCTGCAAAGTATTCCCCACCATGATTGGTCTCCCAACGTCCTTTTGCTTTACTATCTTCTCTTAGTTTAACATCCCCAAATATCATTTTGTATTCTTCAGTGTCCATTAAATTTCTTACCTTGCTACCAAACCTAACTGCTAGTTCTGCATTGTGTGAAACCTGCATCAGTTTCATTTTAGGATATTTACCAATCATCCACGCAGGAAATAAGTATGAAGCAAACTCTGACTTTGTATGTCTTGGTGGCATATTTATAATTAATCTCTTTTCTTTATTCATCGATATAGATTGAAATTTTTGAGCAATGATTTGATGGTGGCCGTATCTTTTTGGGTCCTTTGCTTTTCTATAAATAAAATCTGGCCACACTGCTTGTGCAAAAGCTAAGAAGTCATCTTGGCATAATTTTATATATTCTAGTTGCTTAGCTAAAACTAAGTCCTTTAGTTCATCATCCGTTAATGTATCTAAATTTTTAACCATGAGAAAAGTTCATTCTATTTGAACCTTATATACATCTATGCAACTTGCCACAAGTGTCGCGTGCTAAGTTACATGTTTCGCGCGCGGGGGTGCTTTTTTTTAATTTTTACCGGATCTGTTTTCGCGTTTCGTTTGGGTCCTTTAACGGCCCGCGGTCACCGGTCACCGGTCCGGGCTTAATTTTCACCGGTCACGTATCAAGTCAACACGGCCCGCTTTAACTGATCAACTAACACCGGCCAATCGATAGGAATTTCGCAAATAAAATAAGGCTCGATGGCCCGCGGATCTGTAAAAAAAGAACGTGGTCTGTATATTTTTAGGGCTTTGTGCTTTTGGGCCTTATGCAAGATCAAGACATTTACATTGTATTTAATTGCGCGATTAATCCATACAATTTGATATTTATTTAGGGTCGGAAAATTGACTTGATTTGATTTCAATTCAAGCCAAAAACTAAAACCTTCGAACGATCCAAACACATCCGGCACGCCGGATACAGTTTGAGTTTCAATTCTAGTTAAAAAAAATTTATGTTGCTCTAAAACTTTTTTTATAGATTTCCATAGTAGAGCCTCGGGCTGTGCCATGTGATTTTATTACAACACCTGTTGTAAAAATACAACACAACTTATACGAGAAATTAATTTAAAGGTGCGACACTTTTGACTATTTTATTATATCCCATTATATCTTATATTAATAGTATGAACAAAACAACAAAGAAAGGCACAACAATGACAATTAATCAAAAAATAAAAAAAGCTAAATATGTTTTTGTATGGGTTAATATTTATGATGGAGATGGAGAGTATATTGAAACTTCAAAAGCAAGTTTATTAAGATTAATAAAAGCACTTCAAAAAAATCAACCGGAGAATTTTAAACTTATTGATCAAGATAAATTTACTCTAAGAGATGACGGACATTTATATGTAAATTAATCGAAACGGGGCAATGCCCCGTATATGCAAGTGGCGGTTGCATACTGATGAGATGCCAAAACAAAAGGTGAAAAAATATGAGTACATTTAAACAGAGACAGGAGGCTCGACACTTAATCTATAAGTTTGATCAAGCGACAGGCTTAAAAGATGAGCAGAGACATTTTCAATTGAAGATGGCTCGAGGTGATAGAGATAGACACACATTAGCTATTTCTAAAAGTGCCGGCTTTTTCTTAGCAGATAAGATTGCAAGAGAGAGAATAGAAAACAAATAACAACCCGGGGGCGCAAGCCCCCGCAACAACAGAAGGAAAAAACAATGAAAACAATTAAGGTATGTCCAGATTGTGAAACACATTCTTATTTAATGTGGAGTGTTTTCAATGATGGAACGACAGACTGTGGAAGTTGTGGATCAAATTTTGAAGAACATGAATTAAAAGAAATAGAAAAAAAAATAGAGGAGGTACAAGAATGAAAAAAATATACTTAAGATCAACAAAAAATCTATACTATAAAGATGAAAACGGAATAAGAGTTTTTTATTCTTATTCTACCCCGGTTGCATTTGAAAATCAAAAAAATGGTTTTAATAAAAGGTTCATTTCAAAAAATGTTTGGTCAATTACTACAGCTAAACATTTGAATTGGATTGAGGACCATTGGGGTCAAGAGAGAAAAAGCAATAGATCGGAACATCAAGACTTTAAAAAAGAACTAGAGCAAGCTAAAGGACAAAGCCCGGACAATTCCGGGCCGGATCCATTAAAGACTACAGCAATGGTTTCAAAATTGTTTGGGTTACTATCTACAAATGACGATAAAGCAATGGCCCAAAAGAAAAGATTTTTTGAAATTGCGGGCTGTACTTTTCCGGATGATTGGGAACAATTAAGCTTAGAGGAAAAACAATCAAGACTTTCAAAAGTAGAGGATCTAGGATTAGGCAAAGCTTAATACAACTAAAGGTTGTGCACTTACATTATAATTATTCTAATGTAGGTGCGACAACTTTGCGCTTGTATATCTTATTAAGATGGGATATAGTGAGAGAGTAAGTTAAATTAATAAATAGGAGAAAAAAATGAACGAACAAACTAACTTAAAAGAACAATACGGAAGACCCTCAGAGTTTGCAATGACTATTGCCATGGAGGGTATAAAAAACGAGATCATCAAATTTAAAGAGCAAATCGAAAATGATGAAATTGTTGGTGAGAAAAAAAAATACTTACAGGCTTTATTTGATTTAAATAACAAGCTTGTTAACGAGTACGGAAAGAAAGGCGGTGACGCAACGGGTTATTGGTTAGAATTTGAGAAGGATGAAAAGGACCCGTATAAAATATGGAATTGGATTTATTAACAACAAAATTTTTTTGATTGTTTTTGACAACTGTTAAAAAATAAAAATAATCTAATAAGGTTTCAAAGTGCCATAATAAAGTTGATACACTTTGGTAGTTTGCAAGTTTGCTATTTCACTAAACTTGCACTAACAAAAAACAAAGGGAGGAAAAGATGATCAGTGAACAAGAATGCGAGCAAGCTTTAAAACTTTTTAACTCGGGCCATTGGTTACAACTTGAGGGCTCTGTCGGAAGATGGGTTAATAGTTTTTTAGAGGCGGATATAATTATTCAAGATAAAAACAATGGTGAAGTTTCAGTCATAGATGGCTATGGAAGACCGGTTAGATATAACAAAGGCCATATCGATTGGGACAGAGTTCAAACAATCCAAATGGAGGATTATTAATCATGATGGATATAGAGACAATAATTGCATTAAATAAACAGGCGGGCAACAAAGCAAAAAGACACGGAATAAAACCAACAACATTTGGACCAGAAGATATTGAAGGTATGAGTGAGGGGTTCACAGGCGCTATTTCGGGAATAGTAGATATAGGAAATTATGTTCCAAAAGGGTGGAAAAGGTTTGATATAAATCTATTTTCTAAACAATGGGATTTACCTTATTCATGGAAGTTTTTGAAAAAAGGTGGGTTGTTTGTTGACAGTTCCGGGTTTGGTGCGGATGGAGAGCCCGCTTTAACAATCAAACAATTTTTACAAGTAATGGTAGATATTCTAAACAATAGAAATGATTTAGGATTTGGATTAATTTCACAGGGTCAATTTCAAGTAACAATAGGAGTTTTTGAAAAATGTTCGAATTAGTTTTAAGTGCAGGCCTTTTGTTCATCATCTTTGTAGCCTATTTAGGCTACAAGGGTGTTCAAGAAGTAATTGATCAAAAAAATAAAGAATACCAAGAACGTTTAACAAAATCATTTAACAACAATAAGGGAGGAAAAGATGAAATTACTAAAAAGTAAAAAAGGGACAGTGATGAAATTAGTTTCAAAAAGATTTGTGATAGATGTCTATCAAGACAATTTACAATTGAACCATCTATTATATTGGAGAAGGCCGGTAGCAGAATTTTTTGATAGCTATGATGTAGAAATAAGAGAATTAGAGGAGGATGAAGTAGTTGCAAAAATGTAAAAATAATTCTTGCAATTATTTTGTCTTATGATATCTTATGGGAGTAGGAAAAGAAAAAATGAAATATAAAATCAATGTAAATGAAGAAGATATAAATAATGGAATGCCCGGAGATTGCCATAATTGTGCAATTTCTCAAGCTTTAAAAAGATATTTTAAAACACCTCAAACTTGTACAGAAATTGATGGAGGAGATGTAGTTTTAAAAGTTAATGACAAAAAATACGAGGTTAACCATATGCATGAGAGTGATGTTTTAGACTTTATCCATGACTTTGATAATTATGCGAATGATGATTTTAACAATTTGGATCCAGAAGAATTAAAACCAATTACTTTTGAAATTATAGAGAGGTCAACATGAATGATCAAACTAGATGGGGCATTGGGGAGGTTATAACAGAAAATAAAGCCAGAGAATATGAAAACAAAACTAAAAAATTATTTAATAATTGGTTGGAAAAGTGTCCAGTTAAAAAAGACATTATCCCCGAAACTTTACATAATGATTTAGATGGCACAATTACAATAAATTTTCACATAAGGGAGAGGAGGTAAAATATGTTTTTAGTAATAAGAGAGCAAGAGTTCGACACTATGGAAAGTAGTTTTAGAATTGTAGGTCAATATAAAACTAAAGAAATAGCGGACCAGAAAAGACGGGCTTTTAGAATTATTGAAGATAAGGGAGATGTACATTTTTATATTTGTGAAACCCCTTTAGTTCTAAAAGATGAAGTTAAATCATAAACAAAACGGAGGAAAAGATGTCGACAAGAAGTAATGTAGCAGTGATAGATCCTGTAACAAATAAATTAAAAGTGATCTATGTTCATAGTGATGGTTATCCAGATGGAGTTGGAGTTTATTTAAATAAATTTTACAATTCTTTTGAAAAAGCAGATCAATTAGTAAATCACGGGGGCGCTTCATATTTAGGTGAAAGTATAGATGAATGTTATTTCTATGGTAGAGATAGAGGAGAAAAAGACGGAGGCCCGGAAAAGCATAGAGATGAATGGATGTATTTTCATTCTATGAAAGGTGATAACATGATTGAATACATTTATGTTTTTAAAGATAATGAATGGTATATTTCAGAATGTAAATCAGTAAAAAAACCAAAAGATACTTATGCGGGTGAGGGTGTATATTATTGGACTAAACTAATACCTTTAACAAAACATAAAGAATATCCAAAAAACAAAAATAAGGCTAGTACAAGTGAGGTTGAGATGATTAGCCAACTTGGAGATATGTTAAAGAAAAATTTTGGGGAGGATAATGTTCTTCAACAAGGTGGAAAAATTAAAAAGATGAATTAAACGATTTGGGGTAGTAGCGGGCCTCTGGTGATCTCCTGTCATCTAGGCAAGTTCGTTTTTTTGAATAGTTCGTTGCTGTGTGTCTATTTAAAAATGTAATACGTAATTAAATTTGCCCCCGCTACATTAAATTTTTTTTATATCTTTAATAACATTGTTCGGAATAATAGTTGTATTGCCTACACTTTCTATGTCAACCCCATTGTCAGCAAAAGAATAATCTCCAAATATTCTGGTTACACCTTTTGTTTGTGAGAATAAATGGCCCTTAGTAATGCAAGTCGCAAGTTTTGATTTTTTAAGTTCATCAAAACTACTCCAAGAGCTGTTCGATACAATATCAAACCACTCAACAGAAACCATTGGATATTTATCTATTTCGTTTTTTACTTTTTTTCTTAAACTTATTTTTCGTTTTGACATTTACTATACCTACTTGAGTTTGTAATTCCGGGTTATGTTTTTTATTAAACAAAACAATAAACTCAGACCAACTAACTTTTTGTAATTTTAGGGATTTCTTCCGCCTCGAGCTCGATTGTTTTTGCATTATATCCATCAATTTTTTTAGACAATTCTTTTAATTTTTTTTCGAGTTCTAAACGTGTCATGCCCTCTAAACCACTAACTTTAACTTCTCTCTTATCAACATACAAGCCTGCTAATTGGCCAGATCTAAATTCAGCTTGCACAGAAACATTAAATTGTTTATTTTTTTCAGCTTGCTTTGATAAATGATCTAATCGTTTAAATCTTTTTAATTTATCTTTTTTAAATTTATTAACTTCTTCCTCATATTTTTTGTCAATATATTTAGCAATATGGGGGTTTAATCTTCTGTTAAGCAATCTTGAGGCTATTGCAGAATAATCTTTTTCATTAGCGCACTCATATTTGGCTTGTTTACAGGCCTCCGCGTAAGTAATTTCACCCCAATTTGCAACAAGAATATCACAAAACATACGTTGTTTTGGGGTTAAGTCTTTATCAGATCGTTCAATTTTTTTGATTTGGGCCATATTTTATATATATAGATTATTCTAACACATGAGCAAGTATCAAGAAAGTTTAGGTTGCTTTACCGCAAGACGTGTCTCTAAGGGACACCATAGGGACACCATAGGGACACCATTA